TCTCGTATGTTTCAAACTAATGAGGCAGAATATAATTGGTTTAAATCTTTTGAGGTTGCAAAAGAAAATGTAATACTTGCACACAAAAATCTTTTTGACCATGTAGATAAGAAAATGCAAAAACTAAAACTTGGTTTAAAATCTTACAGATACTTTGACCAAGCAAAAGAGTTAGCTGACAAATTAGGTGTTGTACTAAATGAAAGTGTATTGAATGAAAGTAGTTCAATGGCATTATCAATTTATAGTCCAACTAATTTAGCTGATCTTTTAACAGATGAGGTTGAACAAACTAGAGATGAAAAAATTGCGATTGCAAAACAAATACTGCAAGAACAACAAAATAGTTTAAATTAACTATTGACAATGTAAGGGATATCCTATAATATCCCTTACATAACAGAAAGGTATAAATGACAAAAACATTCTACATAACTTATTGGGCTAGTAAGCACAAAAAACACATAACAAGAAAAGGACAACACAACGACAAATGCAGATTTGGACACACTAAAAAAGGTGTGCCTTATTATGTTTATTATGATCTAGACGCATTGGGATATAGAACTGCGACTACATCTTGGAAAGTGAGGCATTAATTATGAGCGACTATAATTGGTGTCATGGACCACAGTGCCATGAAAAACATACCCAGGATAGAGTCCGAGGTGTTAAGGGCTCAAAGGTTTTGAGAACTCGTAAGATTAAAATCAATAATTGGAACAAGGATAATGTCTGGTCCCATTTTTGTAGTCAAGGTTGTTACACAGATTTCATGAATACATATTGGGCTGAACAGATTGCATTGCACCCAAGGACCGAGGCTCTTGAAACTCCGATCGAGGACCCTAAAAAAGAAAAACCATATGAAAATGCTAATTGGTATAATTGGGAAATAAAGGTTGACAACACTAGGACCAATGATGTAGGATAATCCTATAACAAGAAAGGATATATGACAAAAGAAAGAACAGAAAAAAGAATGAATAGATTTAATGGTGAATCTATTCTGCTTACCAAAGAAGAGGCTATCAAACATGATAGACTATTTATTAACGAGTTAACCGCAACACTAGAGGACAAAGCAAAAGGCTTTGACGGTGCGTCGAAGTTATGGGACAAAGTCCGAGCGGATATAAATTGGTTTCGTAAACATAACGCGGAAGCATATATGGTGTTATTAGATTAACACCTTACCTTTCCCCCTGGCGCTAACGCGCCAGGGGTCCCAAACAAATCTCAATCACAGGTTGTAGCGCGAACCCATCCCCCCTTTTATATGTAAAGGGGTCCCACTACTCTAGGTTGTATAGCTTGATTTAGACAGCTTTAGCTGGTAAAAACATATTCTACACTTTAAAGTGCAAAAAAAATTTTAAAAAAATTTTTATGGAATTAAATAATATAGATATAAGTAAACTACCTTCAGATATTCGTAGACAGTTTAAACAGTTGCAAGTAATGCATGCTGAAAAAAAGATACAGAATAAAGCTAAAGATGACTTTCTATCTTTTGTAAAATGTATGTGGCCCGATTTTATAGAGGGGTCCCACCACAGGCACATTGCAGATAAATTTAATAAATTAGCAACAGGTGAAATAAATCGTTTGATCATTAATATGCCTCCTAGGCATACCAAATCAGAATTTGCATCTTATCTCCTACCAGCATGGATGGTGGGCCGTGATCCAAAACTCAAGATCATTCAAGCAACTCACACCGGAGAGTTAGCCGTGAGGTTTGGTCGTAAAGCAAAAAATTTAATCGATAGTGAAGATTATACAAAAATTTTTAAAACAAGATTACAAGAAGATAGTAAAGCAGCCGGACGTTGGGAGACAGCTCAAGGTGGTGAATATTTTGCAGCTGGTGTTGGTGGTGCGATCACTGGACGTGGTGCTGATTTACTTATAATAGATGATCCACATTCAGAGCAAGATGCACTAAGCCCTACAGCTTTAGAGTCAGCTTATGAGTGGTACACGTCAGGTCCTCGTCAACGTTTACAACCTGGTGGTAAAATTATTTTAGTTATGACTAGATGGTCTAATAAAGATCTGACAGGAAAACTTATACAGAATCAAAAAGAACCTAAAGCTGATCAATGGCACGTGGTCGAATTTCCAGCGATCATGGACCAAGGATCAAAAGGCGCTCAGCCTGTATGGCCGGAGTTTTGGAAGTTAGATGAGTTAGAGAAGGTCCAAGCAACACTGCCCACGGGTAAATGGAATGCACAGTGGATGCAAAATCCAACAGCAGAAGAAGGAGCGATATTAAAACGAGAGTGGTGGCGGGTTTATAACAGAGAAACTATTCCACAACTTCAACACGTCATACAAAGTTATGATACAGCTTTTTTAAAAAAAGAGACAGCTGACTATTCAGCTATCACTACATGGGGTATATTTTATCCAGATGAAGACTCAGGTGCTAATTTAATATTATTAGATGCTATAAAAGGTAGGTACGAGTTCCCTGAACTACGGAGATTGGCCCTTGAACAATACGAATACTGGCAGCCTGAATCTGTTATCGTCGAGGCAAAAGCATCAGGTTTACCTCTCACATACGAGCTAAGACAGATGGATATACCCGTTGTGAACTTTACACCGTCAAAAGGAAATGACAAGCATGCTCGTGTAAATGCGGTTGCACCTTTGTTCGAATCTGGTATGATATGGGCGCCTGAGCAGAAATTCGCAGACGATGTTATTGAAGAATGTGCTGCGTTTCCTTATGGTGATCATGATGACTTGGTTGATAGTACAACCCAGGCTATTATGCGATTCAGACAGGGCGGTCTGATCGGACACCCTGAAGACTACGTCGACGAAAAAGTCGAGAAACAAAAAAGGAATTATTATTAATGGCACCATTTGTAAAATTTTTAGATTCAGCTAGAAGACTCATTCCAATGGGAATGACAAGACAACAGATTTTTAATTTTGCTAAACAAGAGTTTGGTGAAGTAAACCAGCTGATGAAAAAACAAATAGATAATTTATTCAAACCTAAAAAGCCTGTTGGAAAAAAAGATCCAGACTTTGATAACACAGTTGAAAAAATGCAGTTTGATGATGAGGGTGTACCTTTCAATCCAAGAAATCCTTTGAAGAAAGCAGATGGCGGACGTATTGGTTTAGTAGGAGGAGGTATAACTAATTTGGCCATAAGATTAGCAAAAGGTTTTATGAAAGTAACTGGAAGAAAACCCAATAAAGATGAAATGCAAAAAATTATTAGAGAGGCAGCTGAAAAAGATCTTGATGATGCAATAAGTAGTGCAAAGACACCCAACCTTATGTCTAAAGACGAATTTGCAATGAACGTAGGTTCAGGTTCTAGAGCTATAGGAAGAAGAATGGATACCGTGGATAAAAGTAAATTTAATAAAATGATAGATGAATTTAATTTTGCAGAAGGCGGACGTATTGGTTATGCTATGGGTAGTGAAGGTATCATGCAGATGGCTTCAGCTCCAGATCCAATGGATGAAGCATTTCAAATGTATGAAGATGCAGTTAAAAAAAATTTATTCGATGGAACTTTTGATGACTTTTTAGAAAAAATTGATCAAATGAGAGATTTCGACAAAACTTCAGGTGTATCAAAAAGAGCACCATCAATTAAATTAGCAGATGGTGGTATAACTCGTGTTGGTTTAAAAGATGGAGTTTTAAAACGAGGACTCAAAGCTATAACAGACACGGACACATACAAAACTTTAGAGGACAAAGGATTTAATACTGCTGTTACTTTAGATTTAGCTTTTAACGAAGTATTTAATATATTATCAGGTTTACCTGGTTTAGCAGAAGGAGGTCGTATTGGTTACAAAGACGGACCTCCTGATCCAACTAAAAGAAAATTTATGAAAGCAGCAGTTGGCATTGCATCAATGATTCCTGGAATAGGTATGCTTGGTAAAGGAGCTAAGGTGGCTGCACCTGTTGTTGCAAAAGCAGCAGAGATAACAGGTCCAGCGTTAGCTAAAATTGTAGAAACAGTTATGAGTCTTGGTAAAACAATATCTCAAAGTGGTAGAAGATTAAAAGAATTAACAACCAAGAAAAAACACAAAGGCATTGAAGTAGAAGAAGATAACTTAGACGGAAGTTATATTATTAAAAAAGGCGACAAAGAGATATACTACAAACCTGGACGAATGGATGAGACAGGTGGTATCGAAGACGATATCATAGAAGTCATAGATAAAACTGTTAAAAAAGCAGGTGGCGGTATTGCAAGAATGTTAGGAGAGTAATGCGTCCTGATAAACAAAAACAGATGATGTCGTATCTTACGCGACCAAAAATAAATGATGATGAACGAATTGGTTTAAAAAAAGGTACATTACCAAAAACAAGCCCAGTTAAAACTGATGTCTATAAGTTTCCTGTTAATACAGGTGGTGGAATGAGATTTGCAAAAACAAAAAGAGGTAATCAATTTACAGAGGGTATGAGAACTTTTACACAAGTTAAAAAAGCAATAAAAGATGCACCACCTAAAATAATTGATGGTAAAGAATATCCTTTAACAAAAAAAGATTTAGTTGGTCAGGGTGAATATTATAAAAATAAAATTGTAACTAAAAACGAATTAAAAAGGTTTCCTAAATTAAAAATTCCTGGAGAGGGTAGACCCGTTACTAAACCGTCTTCAAATTTAATATCCAATAAAAAATATGCAGAATTTATAAAAAATACACAAGGCTCCATAATTAATATGGATAAAATAAATAATTTTGGACACTTTGCTCCAAAACTAAAAGAATTTTTAACATCAACTACAAACACAGGGCCACTTAAAGCATCTGTTAACAGAGCTGCAGAAGGTTATGATAAAGCTATTTTAAAAGTAGCAGAAGAGCAAAGAGATTTAATTTTAAATAAACCAAAGGGTTATAAAAAATTATTAGAAAAGGTAAATGCTAAAGCTTCAAAATTATCAAAAGATTTTACTAAACTATTACCTAAAGATTTAAAAGGCACTCTTGGATATTTTAAAGTAAATGAAGCAGGAGAGTTTTTATTAAAAGGAGTGGATAAAGCAAAAACATTTGCAGGTCTATCTGGTGATGAAAAAGTTTATAAAACAGATATGACAAGCGCTGAAAGAAAAAATTTTGGAAAAAAACAAAGCACCATTCAAAAATTAATAGAAGATGTTCCAGGATTAAAAAGAGCATCTAGTTTAGTTCCAAAAAACTTTATAGATGTTATACCTTTTAAACCATTAAAATTAATTAAACCTTTATTTGCAGAGGGTGGAGGAGTTAAATCAGGCCCACCACCAGAAAGAGGCCCTAATCCACAAGGGTTGCTATCATTAATGAAACGTGCTAGAAACTATTAGGAGTAATACATGGCAGAAATAGACAAAGGACTCCCGAACACTAGAAAACAAGAAGAGATTCCTTCAGCAGAAGAAATCCAAGAAGTTGCTGTTCAGGATCAAGAAGGACAAGATTTAAAAGAACCGGTTGAAGTCATTCCAGAAGAGGATGGCGGCGCAACTATTGATTATGAACCTGGTGCAATTAACATACCAGGCACAGAAGCGCATTTTGATAATTTAGCAGATCTTTTACCAGACGATGTTTTAGAACCAGTTGGTAATGACATGGTGCAAAATTACATGGACTACAAAGCTTCAAGAAAAGATTGGGAACAATCTTATACAACTGGATTAGATCTTTTAGGATTTAAATACGAAAACAGAACAGAACCTTTTCAAGGAGCTTCAGGTGCAACACACCCAGTGTTAGCAGAAGCTGTTACTCAGTTTCAAGCACAAGCTTACAAAGAATTATTACCTGCAGACGGACCTGTAAGAACACAAGTTATAGGTATCAAAAATCCTCAAACAGAGATGCAGGCAACTCGTGTAAAAGATTACATGAATTATCTTATTATGGATCAAATGAAAGAATACGAAGCAGAGTTTGATGCTATGTTATTTCATTTACCATTAGCTGGATCAACTTTTAAAAAAGTATATTACGATGTCCCAATGGGAAGAGTAGTATCAAAGTTTGTACCAGCGGATGAATTAGTCGTTCCGTATACAGCTACCTCATTAGATGATGCGGAATCGATAATTCATGTTATTAAAATGTCAGAGAATGAATTAAGAAAACAACAGGTCAATGGTTTTTATAGAGATATAGATTTATCTCCTCCAGGAAATGTTGAACAAAACTCTGTAGAGAAAAAAGAAAAAGAATTAGACGGAACTAAAAAAGTTGGTAAACAAGATACAATGTACACTCTGTTAGAGTGTCATGTAAATTTAGACTTAGAAGGTTTCGAAGAAGTTGATGCTCAAAACGAGCCAACAGGAATAAAATTGCCCTACATAGTAACTGTAGAAGAAGGCAGCCGAGTAGTACTCTCCATACGGAGAAACTATGCGCCCGATGATCTAAAGAAAAATAAGATCCAATATTT